AAGTAAAAGAAAATCCTGATGTAGATGCAGATGACTTAAAAGATAGAGCAGCTACAATAGCACATGCTTTAACATATACAGATGAAAATGCAGAAAAATGGAAAACATTCCGTAAAGCAACAGATGTAATTAAACGAAGAAGAAGGGGTCTTCCATCTAGAAGAAAAGGTCGAAAGTTTACTTTAGGAATTGAAAAAGATGCAGTAAGTAATGATAATGTGCAAGAGATGTTAGCAAGACCAAAAAAGCCAAAACGCTTTGAAGGAGGCTTAAGTAAAGAACCTTCAGATAGTCAGCAACAGGCTGAAGATGCAAGACGTTATTCGGAAGATGGTGGTAGAGAAGGAAGAAAACCATTCAAAAGTACAAAATGGCGTGACTATAGTCCAAAGACAGGAAGAGAAGGTGGTAGAACTGATCATTTTGGAGTAGAAGGTTTAAAACAGCCAACAGGAAGGGGTGAGAAGGTACACACACATGAAGGTAAAGAAAGAGGTGGAAAAAGCAAAAAGATTGGAAGATATGAAGTAGGTGATATTACCACAAATCCATATAATAGAAGATATGTGTCAAGTGAGAGACAGCCAACAGGAAGAAAAAGATCACGAGCCAACGAAAGAGACAGAAAAGCCAATCAAGCAAAAATAGATGCAAAAGCAAGATTATCAATAAAAGCACTTTCTAAGAAATTAACAGAAGAATTAAAAGAAGGCACTAATGCAGCCAATGGAACTAGTCCTAGAGGAGGGAATTTTATGGGAACTAATGATACAGAAGCCTTTAATGTTAGGCATAATGGTGGTAGAAAGACTAATAGATATGGTAAAAGAGCAGAAGATTTAGGTAATTTTCCATAAACTATAAATAACCACAATATTTATAAACCCTCTATATATATTTTAGTCAACAACATGGCAGACGAAAATTCTAAACAAGAAGACGAAGAAGACCGTAGAGAAGAGGAAGAAGAAGAAGTCGAAAAAGCTTACGATGTTATCGCAGATACATTGAAAGCAGTTGTTGAGTCACAAAAAACTATCTTGGAAAGCCACAAGGCTTTAGCAAGTGATGTAAATACATTATTTAATAATGTAGATGCAATCCACAAAGCACAGCAAGATGGAGCATACAAATCCCCTAGTGGACAAGATGCTAGTGTAGACTTGAAACCTAAAGTTCAAGATGCAGACGATATTGGAGCAGAAGTGCCCTCAGTACCAGAAGCACCATACGAACAAGGTGAACAAGCAAAACTCGATGGAGACAAAACTGTTACTGATAAACCAGAAACAGATGAAGTCAAGACTTTAGAAGTAGGAAAAGCACAAACTTTTAATACCGAAACACCTCGCCCTAACGCAAGTCCAGAAAATGTGAACAAATCTTACACACAGGATTATTCACAAATCTTGAAAGATGCTAGATCAGTAGGTCACGATGGACTTTCAGACATTGCTCTGAAAATACAAAGTGGTCACTACTACAAACCTTCTGACGAAGAGGTAGGATTGATTTAAATTGGTTCAAGTAAAGACTATTGACGAACTAGAGGCACTCTATTACGGCTATAACAGAAATCTCCTTAGAAAAGCTGATGCTCCAGTAACAACATCAACAACTGGCGTTTTTAACGCTATTTTTGGTGCATATGCATGGGCACAACTTAACTTAGAAGCTAACGCATTCGGTATACTCCCAAAATATCCTTGGGATAAATCTGGATTTCGTGTAATTACAGCAAAACCAACCCTAAATACTAACCAAGGTAACACTACTTTGGGTGGTACTTCAGAAGGTGGTACTATTGCTGAGACCGTCAAACCAACTTTACAAGAGATCGATATCAGACCAAAAACAGCTCAGTTGCCTTTCAGTGCATCTGAAGTTATGGAATGGCTCGCAACTCACAGTAAAGACGACATTTGGGGTGGACTTGGTTCACTTCGATTGTATATGGCAGTCCAACACAAAGAATTCTTAAACAGAATGCTCTTAGCAGATGTCGAATCAGAAGCAGCAGGTGCTAGTGGTGCTAACACTGGTACTACAGACTTTGAGACCCTAGACAGAATCATCAGCTCTGGAGCTGAAGAAGGTGCTGTTGGTGGATCACAAACAGGTTATTATGACCCTTGGGCTGCAAACGCAACTGTCGATAGAGACAGTGGCACTGACTTTGACTGTACTGTAGAATCTGCTTCAGGTACAATAGGTACTAACGGTGTCCTTACCGATGATACATTACGTACTTTCTTAAGAAAGATCCGTATTGCAGCAGGTAAAGATCCAAACGTATTCCTCGGTTCACACGAAGTTTACTCCGAAATACAAGGTTTATACATGCCTTCAGTCCGTATTCCAAATCCATACGGTGAAGCACTCGTACAAATCGATGTTAACGGAATTCAAACTTTCAAAGGAACAGGTGTCGGAATCCACGTAGACTCCATTTATGGAATCCCATTCATCCCAAGCAAGGATGCTCCATCAAACTCTGGTGATTCATCAGAAATTGGTAGATTATTCGCACTTGATACAAGTGATGCAGAAGGATATGGTTATCCAAGAATCGGAATCTCAATCGCAATTCCAACAGAATACTATGAAGCAACACGCAGAAGTCCAGCATATCCATTTGTCAACAACGCATTTGTTGAGAAAGGTGTATTCAGGACAATGGGAGAAACTGTCTGTAGACACTTCAAGTCACAAGGTAAGATTAGAGATATCAAACTTTAGTCAAACCACAAACTTCCTTTTTTTTTAATACTTATATATAGGTGGTTCATACAGTTTTATATGGCAGTAACAGTCAGTTCATCCGATTGGACAGCAGCTAATGTTAGAAAGACACTATCTTTCAATGCAGCATTAGTTTCTAAACTGCGAATATTTAAGGTCAAAGTCACTGCTGGTGGCTCTGATGCTTATGCAACAAATGGAGTGTCAGCCGACCTCAAAGAGGGAAGAATTTCTACACTCGTTTCAGTGATCCCTGAATTTACGGATTCACTATACAAAGTAGAATATGACAAGACAAATGAAAAAATCAAACTCTATTCCGTTGGTGGTTCAGCAGGTGCAGTATTTGCAGAAGTAGCAAATAGTACATCCATTGCTAACAAAATATTCGAGTTTCTAGTCATAGGCTACTAGAGTCCAAAATAGCCGACTTTTTTTTCTTCATAAAGTTTATATATGTAAGCGTGAATTAATCATCATGGTAGAACTAAACCATAATGTAGCAAATGTCAATGCTGATGCCCTTGTAAAAGGAGGACATGGGGTACTTGTCGCTGTTCATGTTTCTAAAGCAGGCTCATCTGGAGCAAAAATAGAACTAAAAAACGGTGTTAATGCCAGTGCTCCTGTAGAAATAACAATTTATGGTGAAGGAGTCCAAGATGTCGATGAACTACATAGAAGATTTGAGAACGGTATATATGCTGATGTAACAGGTTCAGCCGAATATGTCATCGTATTTAAATAAACTTAAATACTCAACCTCTTTATTTACATCATGGCTGTTACATACTGCACAGTGGAAGATGTTGCTGATTTTCTCAGAATCCCCATTACTCCTACTACTTTACCTAATAAAACTCAAGTTGAAAAAATCATCAATCGAAAAGAGGAAGAATTAGACAGACGTATTGGACATACATTTGGAAGAACAAAAACAATATCAAAAGAAATTCATGATTTAGCATTACTTTATACATTCGGCTGGGGTACTCCATTATGGTTACAGCATAGAAATTGTAAACCATTAAGTTCAGCAAGTGGAGATAAGATAGAAATTTGGCAGGGTGCAAGCTCATCATATGATGATATTTTAAACGATACAGAATGGTATGAGTTTGACGAGGTTTATGGAAGATTATATCTTAGAGGATTCTTATTCAGCATAATGAGGAAAAACAGAGTCAGAGTCACATATAGATATGGGGATGATACAGTACCAGATGATGTAAAAGACGCATGTATAAAACTAACATCAATAGAATTATTAACAACAAGTTTAAGAATGGATCAAATACCAATAGGAAGTAATCAATTAAATATTGATCAATCAATTAAATATTGGAAAGATTCTATAGAAGAGTGCGTGTTGAACCGTAGAGAAGTGTTTTTCATACCATGAGTGAGTCATTTGCAACATTTGGTTCAAGATATGGATTGCTCAACAGGGCACTACATGATTTTAAAACTGAGATGACAGAAAAAACAGTTGAATTAATGGATGCAAAGTTAGCAAAATCTAATATTAGATATGAGATAATAAATAATGGAGAGGGGTTCACAATAAAAGCAGATGAGGTTTTATTAAATACTATAGAGTGGGCTGATTTTGATAGTATAAATGATATGGTAGAGACATTCGTTGATGAAATAATGGTTACAGATCCAGAAGATGAAGATTGGACTGACGTATATGAACCTATTGATACCAGTAATGTTGGTGTCATAGAGAAATGGGTTGTAGATGTAAAGTTAGAACAACCAGAAAATAAAGATGAAAAAGAAAGAGTATACACATCACCAAATCCAGAACTGGAAGTATCAAAAATTGCAATGAGAATTATAAGAGCACAGCAGAAAAGAAAACAATTAAGAGTGGCTGTAGGAAAAAGAGGTATCTTAGGGTGGTATGATAGATAATGGGTATTGCAATATATGACTCACTTGATGACATTATAAATCTTATAACCGATAAATGGTCACTAGGTTATATGCCAATTTTAACAAAAAGTTATGATCAAAAAGCAGTTGGTTTTGTAGATGCTCGTAGAGATTTAATTCTGATATATCCTAAAAAGGAAAACATACAATATTGGGGATTATATGGCACAGATCATCTATCTGAAGTTGATATAAACGTGGAAGTTAGAACATTCCAAAACCATGATTATCACAATGATGTTGTAAAAGAAGTGGCAAAAATAATAAAAGATAACATAAGAAGAACAGATTTTGTGGATCTTAGGGTTTTAACCAGTATATCTGAGAATGATTCATACAGAAATATGTTCAAGCATACTCTAGGTGTAAGATATAGAAAGTTAAATCCTACCTAAATCTTTAAATATCAACAACCTCTTTAAATATCAGAATGGTTAGAACAGGTGCACAATCGTATGTTAAGTATGGATATGAATCAACTTATGGTGGTTCAGCCACAGTAGATAAGAAATTTGGCTTAAAAGACGCATTAAGTTCTTGGAGTTTAACACATAATAGAATTGACTTACCTGCATTAAATCAATTAACATATGAAAGTTTTGCATATGGTACACAAGCAGGAGATATTTCAGTAGATTTTGTATTAAGTAATCCTTGGATTTTGGGAGCATTTTTCGGAGCACCTAGTACCACAGGAAGTTCAGATCCATATACTCATACTTATCCACACGCATCAAATGGTATTAATAAACAACCAAGATCATTTCAGGTTGAAGTGGGTTTTAACGCAGGAGACACATCTAACGCAGATATAGTAAGAACACTAAAAGGATGTGTAGCGACTACATTAGGTATAACAACATCAATAGGATCAACAGTAGATTGTTCATTATCAGCAACATATGGAAAAGAAGACGCACCAGCAACAACATTTGGAACTGCACCATCAGAACCAACATTAAATCACGGAGCATTCACATTTGCCCACGCACAATTAAAATATGGTGGAAGTGTATTGGCACAAGTACAAGACCTAAACTTACAAATTGCACAGAACACCACATTATTATATGGATTAAACTCAAATCAAGCTGTAGATACATACAGACAGGTATTAGATATCACAGGATCATTCAAAGCATCACACTTAAATAAAACAATCTTAGAAGATGTCTTAGAGCAAGTGTCAAAGGGAACAAGTGGAACATTCTCAGAGACAGTTGGAGGTTCACCAGAACTAGAGATATTATTCCAGAAAAACGCAAATGAAGAGATTAAAATTACAGGTACAGGTTTGTCACCAGATAGTTTAGACATTCAAGGAATTGCACCAAATGAACCAGTGTTTGAAAACATTGCTTGGAGAGTAAAATCAGTAACCATAGAATGTAAAAACAACCAAACAGCAGAAGAGTAGAAAGATTTATAAGACCGATTACGTGGTGTTACTTATTGGCAATTAAAAGCTTTGAAATAGATTGGGAAGGTAAGAAAGAAGTTATAGAATATGAAGACGATTTAACATTTGGAGAATTAGAATCTGTAATCAATAACTGTGTTGATTTAACAGATGTAACAAAACCTAAAGTGAATATACCAAATTATAGGCAAACTATCCTATTGAAGGTTATTCGTAAAGCACCTTTTGAAATGGGCTCGGCAGCAGCCCTTCGAAACATGAAAGCATCTACTGCTAAACAGATCATCGCTGGAGTGATGGTAGACTACCCTTTAGCGAAATTCTTAGAGGATTGGATGGTGACATTCATGGGCTCGACAACGGAGAACGAACCACAGCCACAATCTACTACTTCTGTGCAAGCAACTTCGGATGGGATAAAGAAACAACAGATAGACAACCAGTCAAATTCCTCAAAAACCTCCTAATTATTCATAAAGACATACAAGACCAATTAACAAGGAAGATGGTAAAACCACCACCTCTACCCAAAAACATTAAATAGGAACTAGATATATATAGTTTGATGGCAAACGAAGATAATGTTAATCTAAATATAGTTCTTGATGAAAAATTCAAGAAGGTACTAGAAAAATTCAATGATACAACAGAGAAATTAACTAATGTTCTGGAAAAGCCTAATAAACATGATAGTGATAAGGAATTACAAGCAGCAGAACTGAGAGATAAGACAGAAAAATTTAGAACTGCTAATGTAGACAGAGAAAACGAAAATTTAGAAATATATAGAAGGTTAACTTCTCAACAACTTGAAGCAGCAAGATTGAATAGAATAGAAGTAAAATTCAAGAAAGATATGCTGTTGCAAGAAAAACGAATGAAAGATAAGATGAGACTTGAAGAAACAAGACATTTTAATGAAATGATACAAAGAATGACAAGTGGAACATTAGTTGGTAAAATGATGGGTGTTGGATTAATGGGTGGTTCAGCAGGTGTATCTGGAGTAAAAGGTTTATTAGGTGCAGGTAAAAAATTAGCAGGTAAATCAGCAATAGGTAGGGCATTCATGTTAGAATCTGAAATGATGTCTGATGCTGAAAATCAAGAAGCCATTGGTGGATTACCTATAGGGTTTGGAGATCAAAAAGCAAAGGAAAGAACCGAAAAAGTAAGGGGTGGTCTTAGAGAAAATAAACTAGGACAAGGAATTGTTAATGCAATGAAAAAATCAAAAATATTTTCAGATAAAATGCAAGGTGGAATGGAAAAATATGGAAAAGGTTTAGCGATTGGAGGAATAGGTGCACTTGGAATAGGTGGTAGTATTATTACTAAAGCAATAGAATCATCACCTATAGCACAATCAATGATGAAGATTATGTCAACAGCATTTACACTTATCTTAAGACCTATAGGGGATTTCTTTGGTGGTGTGATGAAACCTATAGCACTTAGATTATTAAAGTTTGGAGCAGAGAATGTAGGTGCAGGAGCTAATCTATTTAAAATGGGAGAAAAGGTAGGTATAGCAGCACTAGCATTATTTACAGACCCAGCAGCAGTGATTGGTATGTTAGCTGAAAGAGTTGGAGGAAGTATAGCAATAGAAATGAGAGCATTAGCAGACCCATTTTTTAATAAAACAGAAGCTTACGCTAAACTACTTGATAGTTTTGATGAAAAAATGGAAACAATAGCAGGTGTTACAGGAGGAATGGAACAAATGGTTTCACAGGCATCACAGCAAATAATATCAGGTATTGAATCCACAAACTCTACATTCATTGATGGAATTAAAGTAATAACAGACAAAGCAGATGAGGCTGCAAAGAAATTAGAAGAAGATAAAAATAGAAAGTCTGGTATATTCGGTGGTTAT